CTTCTTGGGAGACGTGTCTTTCTCCGACGCCTTGGCAGCATCTGCCTTCTCAAGAAGAGCTCGTCCGGTTGGGCTAAGGTAGCGAGTACGGAAGTCGCCCAGACCTCCTGTCGCTGCTCTGTACTGCTGCTCCAGACCACGAACTTGATCCATCATCATCCCGCGGTAGACGTTGTTGGTGCTGTGCAGAATATCTGGCGCTAGAGCGGAGTTATACTTTTCTTGGATGGCCTGACGGTCAGCCAATGCTCCGGCACTCTTTCCCTGTCCAACGATGGCTCCGGAAACTTCGTCAGCTGCAAGTTCACTCGCCGCCCTATAGTTCATGGGAGCAGGCTTGCCTGTTTGAGTCTGCCACGCCTGCTTGAGCTGGTTTATCTTCTCTACTTTCCCGCTATTCATGGCGTCGACCAGAGCGTCGAGAGTATCCAAGTGCGACAGCGCAACGTCAAATCTACGAGTCTGATCTCCCTTCGGGCCAGAACCAAAGGCTGTGATGGCCGTATTCTTGGACTTCCAGTTGGTCGCATCGTATTCGGGGTACTTCTCAGCCACCTTCTGTAGAAGATTTATGGCGCGAGGGCTGCGCGTGGCGAGGCTCGGGGGTGCAAGATCGTAGTTCCCAATCTTGTCCACCAAGGCATCGTCCTGCCCGCCATTTAGCATCCCGTACTCCATCTGCTTGGCCTTGTATTCAAGGTCATGCTGTCTCATAGATTCCTTCAGCACAGCCTCTCTGTTGGCTAGCTCACCTTTCTGGAACGCACCACTCTGCGCCAGTTGTTGGTTCGCTATTCTCTGCTGCCCAAGCTCCTCCGCCTGGGAATCTGCTCCTTTAGCCATCTGGGCGCCCATCGGATTCAGAACCGGGTCGCCTGAAATCTGAGCCATCTGTCCCATCATATTCTTCCGGCGCAAGGCCTGTATCAGCAGAGCCTGCTGATCCGCCGCCGTGGGCGGACCTCCTACCAACGCGGAATAGATATCTGGGTCGGCCATGTGTTACTCGTAGGTCGGGAATTTATCCGACCCAGCCTGATCCTCGTAGTTATACGTCGTGCCCGGCAGGCCACTCTGCATCGGGGTCTGCATACGACCCCGCAGTAGCTTCGCCATCATGGCACGGCCGCGAGCTTGCTGCTGCATGAGATCATTCTGCTGCTGCATGATCTGATGTTCCTTCATGCCGCCCATGACATTCTGTCCCACACCGGCCGCGATAGCCAGAGGACTGGGCGCCGACTGCACTCGGCTTCCGTATCCGCCGACCATACCCGGCATCGGTGCATAGCGAAGAGCCTGAGCAAGCTCAAGCTGCTTCTCAAGATTCTTCTGCTTCTCAGGGACAATACCTAGCTGAGTGAGCTGGTCAATGTCGGCATCGGAAAGTTGATCATCACCCATGGGTCACCTATAGAAGGAAGTACATCGCCGCCATCGCCGCCAAGCTGCCAGCTCCCTGTTCCATACTCGCTTGCTGCTGCTGCTGAGCTTGCCACGCATTCATCTGAGCCTGACCGGTCTGCGCTGCTGCGTTAGAGTAATTAACAGGAGCTGCGGCTCCAGCGGTCGGAGCTCCAGGAATGCCCGGCATGCTGACTTGATTCCCATTAAGTATGGCGTTGAGCTGGCTAAGATTGTAACCCTGCTCTCCTTCCATAGTGGCAATTTCCTGCTGCTTAAGAGCATTCTGGAAGTTGCCAGAATTCAACTCCTGGCCGTATTCTTGTGCTCCAATTCCCAGCTGGGATTCTAGATCCTGTATGTTAGACTGGTTTGTGAACGTACCCTTCGTCACAGCCTGACCGAACTGCTGGTTGTTCGAAGCCAAGTCAGCAGCCTGCTGCTGCGCTCCGATGTTAGAGCCGGTCAGTATGGCACCATACCCTGCATCCTGGTTAGCTCGGTCCTGCTCCATCTGGAAGTTGCTCATGGCGGTGTCGTACGCCTGATCTCCTTCCTTCAAGCCCTCATTGTACAGCTGAGATTGAAGTTGCTCGCGCTGCTGGTCGACGATTGGCTTGTTCAGGCTCTGGTAATGCCCGTACGCCGCCTGAGCGGCGGCGTCGTCGTACATGTCGGCGGAACCGTGGACTTGTTGAGTCACCCCAGACGTGTCAATATCGTGCTGAAAATCAGGCGCTGTATACGAGTGAGTATTCGGCGCCATAGCGAACGGCACCGTGCTATTGAAGTCCAGAGGATGAGAAAAGTCCTGGGCTACCCTCTGTTGCTGTCCCTCGGCCAAGGCGGATTCATTTGCCTGGATGCGCTGCTGTGAATCGAGAGCCGACTGCTCTTGAGGGTTCAGGCTGACGTTGCCCGCCCAAGAATTCATCACCTCGCCAGTCGTCGGATCGATGACAGGAGTCGCCTGCCACGTCTGAGATCCCCACGGGGTGCTTACGTCGGGACGATTGGCAAGAGTTTGCTGGGCAGTCGTTACCTCGCTACTGCGACCGGTAGCTTCTGCTGCGCCTGTATAGTCTGGGCTCGGAGGAGAGCTCTTGCTCACTGCCCGCTGTTCCTAAGGCTCGAAACGAGCGCTTGCTGGTACTGAGGATTCATTGCGGTGGGCGGTCCTCCGTACGCGACGGGAGGCTGAGCTCCAGCGAGTGGCATTGTAGGCGCTCCCGCGCCAACAGGCAAGCGATTTCCAAAACCTCCAGCCATTGGCATCCCCTGAGCCATGCCACCAGTCGGCATGCGAGTAGGCATGGCACTCTTAGGGATCGTTATACCCGAAGGAGGAATATTGTAATTGAAGTGAGGGGCTTGGTACCCCTGCGGAGCGATCTGCATACCCTGCATGCGGGAAGCAGCCGCAGGCGCAGGGCCTCGCATAGAAAATGGAGTGAACCTAGTCTGAGCTGAGTCGCCAATCATGCTGCCTTCTCCTGATTAAGCCACCGGCATTGATCTCTAGTCATCTCCTTGATGACGAGATCAACTCCTTGCGACCATCCATCTTTCACTCTATACTTTTCTACGAACCCTAGATATCGGCTTACAGCCAGTGACTGCTCCGCATCCGATGGAGTAATCGCGATAAGAAGCCCTTTTCCGCACTGCTGGAAGGGGTAGGAAAATATAGCACAAACAAATTCACGATGAAAAAGATACTTTGGGCCACTAGAATAAACATGAACGTTGACGGAATTCGGTGTCCAGTGATCATATAGCACCATCGCCCTTACTTTATCGTCTACGAGGACAATGCCCTTAGCATCAGCTGAAGCCGAGTACCCCACGTTCTTACAGAACTTCTCGATATCAGGTCTTTGGGCAGCCACCACAATCACAGCAACCCTCCCGTATCGTACATGACGTCAAACCGAAGAAGAGTTGTGGGAGACTTAGAATTTCCATTTATCGCTATCGCCATGGCGCGGCCCATGCCTGCGCCTCCTGTAACAACGGCAGAGGCTATAGTTCCTCCTGCCCACAGAGCAGTGTCCCACACTCCTACGTCCCAGACCGTGCCTCCGGGCGTAGTTGAAATTGGAGTGGTGAGATTTTCTGTGAGATCGTAATCGTACTTGGCCGACGCCGCGTATGCCGGTGGAATGTTAGAAAGGAAGACCGGACGCACGAAGTGGACACGATGGTATCGCCCAGGTTCTTCAGCATCTGTGAAGTGAGTGAGCATAGACCAATTTATGTTAACGCCATTATCTGTGCTGCCCGTGTGAAGATTGACGTTAGTAGTCCCGTCTGCAAACAAGAACGTGCCATTCCAGTCGCATCCCGTAAAGTACGGAAGGTCCCGGTAGTTCGCCCATCCCTTAGAAGGAAGATATTGCACGTACTGCAGATACGAGAGACCCGTGATCTTAGGAGTCGCGAGAAGTAGAAGATTTTGGCTAGAGATGAGGGTCATCTCCCATCCAGGAAGATTGAACGCCGTCGACATCAATTGGTTGATGAGAGGAGTTATCTTCTCTGTTACCGCAACGACTTCATTCTGCACCACCATACCAGATATAAGTCTGGTGAGCGGGATAATGCCATACGCCGATAGGAGGTAGAGATCACCACCGAAGGTGCCCGCGATTCTACGCCCCGCAGGCGGAGCTCCAATGTACCAGTTGCCCACAAGGCTGAAAGCGCCCGCCGTCGTTGGATCGCCTCCTTGATACAGGACGACATCTCCCGCCGAGGAGATTGCAACAAGATAATCGTTGACGCCGTCTCCTCCGTCAAACGTCCAAGTGTAGAGCGCAACCAGCGTTCCGCCGTGCTTGAATTTGTTGCTGAAGTCGAAGATCGTAGCCGGTCCAAATACGGATCCAATGCCAAGATACACCGCCTGTGAAGAACCTCTTACGACAAACCAGAGACGACTCATGTAGACCGCAGGCATGGCGAAGTTCGCAGGATCTACTCCGCTGACCTGCCCCACGCCGGTCCCAAAGGCGATCTTAGACCATCCGGATCCCTCTGTGTAGAGGTAATACCCATTAGTCTCGTCGGTATACACAAGATAGTGGGCTGCCGTGGTTGTGAATGCCACCGACTGACCCACCCCAGAATTTGCGTCTTGCGATGGAAACGTAACAGAGGCAGCCGGGTTACTCACACCCTGAACAGTTATGTCAAAGATGCCGTTGGTCGCAGCTGCGAACAGCTTATTCGCCGCGGTATTAGATCCAGTGTACGGCATCACAGTGCCGACAGTGCCGGTACCGACTGTAGTGGCCCACGGAACGTATCCTTGACGAACCGCGGTTCCGTACGCAGACGGAATAAGGTTGTACTGGAATATAGAATCTGTAGGCTCGCCCATCGCGAGCAAGCCCACAGCATTGATGCCCCCGATAGGAGCCGGGAGCATCATGCTCTTTACCGTAGGAGGTGACGGAGGAAGAGGCATCACGGCAGACCGTAATTGGTTTCCGGGATGTTCCTCCAGTCAAGGTACGGGAACACTCTCTGACGAGCCATATTCAGCGTCTGAGATGGCATGTCTTTGCCAGTGAACCCGTTGAATACGTTCGTGAACTGATTAAGAGCAGACGTGGTATCAAAACCCTTCGCCTCCAAGAACCGAAGCTTTAGCATCTTCGTTATGAGGACAGGCTCGAACAGAATAACGTCAGTGGCCAGCGTGACTTGGTCTTTCGCAGGAATGGTAGGAGCCAGGGTAGTCGCCACCCAATACCGGCTGACGTACTCAAAATTTATGACGCTACCTTCCTGAGGAGGCTGTGGCAGTACCCAGAACTGACCCTGATTCACCCTGAATGTCACGTAGATTGTATCGGTGGCTAGGCCCGTATTCACCAGATACTCCCAGTTCTGAGGAGTCATGGGGCCACCGAGCGGCAGAAGATTCGTGGGGTTCCAGCCGGTCTGCTCGATCATGTACCCAAAATCAGCGGGCAAATCGTACTTCCCGGAATCGGTGTTGTGCATCGTCAGAGTGAACTGCTTGTTTAGAGTCTGCCACTCATGCATGCCATACAGCTCGCGGCCAGCCGACGTAAGAAGATTCACCAACTGTATGAACGACGGGTCAGCGCTAGCAAAGGGATCTTGCCCCGACGGAGCAGACAGACCACACTCCGAGGCTGCCAGATTGATTATGTTCGCAGCAGTGTCAAATCTTGGCATGTCCCTCTCCAGTCACAACTATCGGATTTATCTTCACTGCCGATGCGTAATCTGCGACGATCGTAGCTTCGGTAACTCCAATCTTACTGCCTATACCTCCACACACCAAGGCCATGTCCGTCTTCCAAAATGCCCAGAAGCCAGTTGCGTTCGTACCATCACCAGAATAGAAGACGGCAGAAGGAGACGCCAAGGCATTTGTCATGGCCTTGGCGTCTGCGTAGACTCCTGTCGAAATCTTCAGCATTACTTCTTCTTGGCCTCTTTCTCCAACTGCTCCAGTCGCTTACCTAGTTCTGCGATCTGCCGGTTAGCAGTTTCCAGAGCATTGTCGCGAGCATCCAGCTCAGCTCGCATCTGCGTTAGAGGAGCAGCTTCCTTCGCCGCGATGACGAAGTCATTGGCCAGTTTCTTCAGGCCGTTAATTCCCATGAACTTGCTGGCGACGGAATCGGGCATGTTCGCAAGCTGCTCCAGCGTGTAGCAGTTGAAGTACTCCAGCTCCTTCACCTGAGCCAACGTAAGCCACGGAACAACCTTGAGAGGAGTTCCGCTCGCATGGTCCTGATTTTCCTTATTCTTAAACGCCGCGTACTGACGAGGAAACCTCTCGAAATCGGCCCGCCACGCCAGACGATGTACCACATCCTGCTGGCCCGGGACTATGATGGTGACGTACACCTTGTCGTCGTAAATAGGACGACCCTCTTGGGAACTCTTGTCCTGGTTGATGTGAGGGTACGTGCTGAAGCTGACTCGGAGACGTTCGTCGTCCTTAGACGATTGCTTGTCAAACGCCTGCGCAGTCATTTCGTAGGAAGCTTCTTGAAGCTGCATAATCGTTCCTTAGTTGACCGAGAAATTCCCCGCCGCCGTGATGGGATTACCGTTGGCGAAACTGACGGGGTCCGCGGATTCGTAGACGATTTGTCCTGCAGCAGATACGCGGATACCCTCTACCCAGGAATCAGAGCCGGACTGCACGGTCGTACCGTACAGGGCTCCGTTAGCGCTTATGCGAAATCCCTTTTCCCAGGTGGTCCCGGCAGGCGCATTAGTGTCTATGGCAAGGTTCCCGTTGGCCATGAAGCCGAAACCCTGCTGAATGGAATTGGCGACGGTGCCCGCACCAATCGTCGCATTGGTGCGGCCCGCCGCTGTGAACGTTAGCCCAGGAACGAGCACATCAGCCTACGACGAGGCTGGTGTTGCCGGAACTCCCCAAAGCAATGGCGGGAACCGCCAAGTCAGGGCGAAGACTCAAGGT